AAAAAGCATTGGAGTTGGCACAACTTGCCGATGATGAGCAGAAACCAAAACGCAAACGGAAATGACAAACAATAAACAACAAACGGCAGTAGAGTGGTATATCATTAAAAGGGATGAGATAGAAATGAAAATCCGCTTAATGCTAATTTGTGCAAATCAATATGAGCAAGAATTAACAAAAGCAGACGAACAAGCCAAAGAAATGGAGAAGAATCAGATAATGGATGCCAACGAAGATTTGTCAACTGCTAATGGCTTACAATACTACAACCAAACATTTGGAGATGAAAGCAATACTTGAATTTAATCTTGACGAAGAACGCCATCAATTTGAAGATGCAGTTGACGGATGGAAGTGGAAGTGCATCGTATCAGAACTCGACAACGAATTGAGAACACGGACAAAGTACGCATCGGATGAAACACCTGAAGAAGTTGTGGAAGCATTGGTCAAAGTGCGTGACTATTTGCGTGAGTTATTAAGCGAGGAAGGATTGATACTTTGAAGAAACACACCCAAATCTATATGAATCACTTTGGCTATGACATCAGCGACTTTATTCCTTGCGAAGTGTGTGGGCATACTGCAATTGATATCCATCACCTTGAAGCTCGTGGAATGGGGGGAACAACAAAGCCGGATGTGATTGAAAATCTTCAAGCATTATGCAGAGAATGTCACACAAAGTTCGGTGATCAAAAGCAATACAAGGACTTCTTAAAATGCAAACACGCTGAACGAATAAGTTCGGGAAAAAATTCGGGGTAAATTCGGGGATATGGCAACACAAGAAAAGCAACCACACGGAGGAAGTTTGACAAGACCTGAGAAAGGTGAAGTCCTAAATCCGCACGGCAGACCAAAGAAGTTGATAACACAACTCAAGGAAATTGGATACCAAAAAAGCCAAGTTGAGGACACCGTCAACACAATGCTCACGATGTCACGCAAAGACCTTGAGAAGATTGACAAGGGTGATGAGTTCACAATCCTTGAAAGAATCATTGCTGGTGCTTTGTTGAAGTCGCACGACAAAAACTCGTTGTTCAACTTGGAGATGTTGCTCACACGATCACAAGGCAAACCAAAAGAAACCATTGACCAAACAATCCAATCAAAAAACTTTACTATAACTTTGAATCTCGATGAAAAAAACTTGGAGAGGTGAGGACACATTCCCACCGTATGACGGAGAACTTAAAATCGTGGCAACCTTTGATGGCGAAATCAAACTTGCACGGTTTATTGACGATATGTGGATTGACGAAAACACAATGGCTTGGATCAATGTGATGTACTGGATGCCCATCCCAATTTTGCCAAACGAATGACACCGAAAGAAAAAGCCGAACAGTTGGTGGAATCATTTCTCTCATTTACATCAAATGAAGCAACAACCGAAGATGGTTTTATTTATTCGGAAAGAATGAGAGTATGGAACGCCAAGCAATGTGCATTGATTTGCGTTGATGAAATGATGGAGGTGTTGGCGGATGACTCGTGGAGGAATCGCAATGAGTTGATGTTTTATGAAGAGGTTAAAAAACAAATCCACGCCCTATGAAAGTAATCCAATCGGGGCATCTCGGTGATTTGATCTATTCACTAACGGCAACCAAGCGAGTTGCGGAGTTGCACGGTGCAGTAGATTTTCACATCGGATTCCGTGAGCAGAATACTGTTTTAGGTCATCCAAGCGGAGGATACTGTATGAACTTAAAATCATACGAATACATCAAACCCTTGCTTCAGCATCAATCGTACATTAAAAGCGTTGAGATGAACTCACACCCCGATATTAAGTATAACTTTGATAAGTTTAGGAATCACGGATTGAATCTATCCACTGGAGATTTGAGGCGGAATCACTTTCTTGTGTACCCCGAATTGATGTCCGACCTTCACGAACCTTGCATTGAAGCGACTGAACCTATCCCATACTTTGCGGACAAGATACTTTTGAACTTCACATCTCGTTATCGCAATTACGATATCAACTACTTTCCACTCAAAGAACACAAGTGCGTTTTCTTTGGATACGAAGATGAGTACATTGCATTCACCGATAGATGGCAGTTAGATTGTGAACTATTGAAATGCCAAGATGCTTTGATGTTGGCAACCATTGTCGGCAGTTGCAAGGCATTCATCGGAAATCAATCAAGTACATACGCAATCGCAGAACAAATGAAAGTTAAACGATTGCTTGAGATATGCGTTCACTCACCGAATGTCATCCCGGTCAACAAAGGGTTTGACTATGTCACGAATCAAGCTTTCAATCACTTATTAACAACTCTATGAAATTACTGATATTAACTGACGGAATCAATGGTGTAGTTTACCACCGCTTATTCACGCCACATCTACGGATGCAAATTGACGGACAAGCGGATGTCAGCGTTTGCCAATCACAAGAGGAATGGCTTACACTTGATTACACCCAATTTGATGTTATCATCTTCTCACGATGGCTTGGTACAAAACATTATGATGTGTTGAAGAAGATTGCTGATTCAGGCACTCCGTATGTCGTGGACATTGATGACTATTGGATTCTCCCAAAATACAACCCGGCATATTGGGCATATAGAAAAGGGATCAAGCAATGTGTGAAAGATTCCATCAATTACGCAGATGCGGTAATCACCACAACTCTACACCTTGCAAGTGAGATTCGTGAAATAAACGAGAATGTCATCATCGCATCCAACTGTTTGGACTACACACACAAGCAATGGGAAGCCGAACCGATGGAACGCACCGACAAAGTAAAGGTCGGATGGGTTGGTGGTGTAACTCACGAGGAGGACTTGAAGTTGATTGCCGACCAAATCAAAGGGATGGACATTGAGTTCTACATCTGCGGTTATACACCAGGAGAGATTTGGAATCGCATCGCCAAGAGTATGCCCAATGCAAAGATAGTTGAAGGTACATCGGTGTTTGAATATGGCGAGGTTTATCGTCACTTCGACATCGTACTTGCACCGTTGCAAGACAACAAGTTCAACAACTGCAAATCTGAGCTGAAGATAGTTGAGGCGAGTGCTTACAAGAAGCCAATCATTTGTTCCGATGTATATCCGTATATGTACCACTTAGGAAATGATGGGGTGTTGTTTGCAGAACGCAACGATTGGAAACTTGCCATCCAAAAACTGATTGATGTTGGTCATTCAGTTCGTCAGTCAATGGGATTGGCAAACTACGACTACTGCAAAAAGCATCACAACCTTGAACTACACAACTTGACAAGATTGCAGTTATACAAATCGTTGTGCAAATAAACTACACACGACCATATCTAACCAACTACCAAAAGGACATCCTTGATTGCGATGCCCGTTTCACGATTACGGCTGCGAGTACCAAGACGGGAAAGACGGCATCACACATCATTTGGCTATTTGAACAAGCACTCCAATGCAAGGATGGTCAGAGTGTGTGGTGGGTGGCTCCAGTATACCAACAAGCGGAGATTGCATTCCGAAGGATGAAGAACCAAGTCACGGACAAGAACTTCTTTCTTAGCAACGAAACAAAACTATTGTTGACCTTGCCAACGGGTGCAAGGATTGAATTTAAGTCAGGCGAGAAACCGGACAACCTTTATGGAGATGATGTCTATGCTGCCGTCATTGATGAAGCATCAAGGATGCGTGAGGAATCGTGGTATGCACTCCGTTCAACGCTGACTGCAACACAAGGCAAATGTAAACTGATTGGGAATGTCAAAGGCAAAAAGAATTGGTTCTATAAATTAGGGGAACGAGCAAGGCAAGGAGAAGCCGAGTACAAGTATTTTAAGATTACGGCATACGATGCTGCAAGGGAAGGCATCATAACCGAATCAGAGATTGCACAAGCAAAGCGTGATCTACCTGATTATGTGTTTCGTGAACTCTACCTTGCAGAACCAGCAGATGACAAGTCAAATCCGTTTGGGTTGGATGCAATCCGCAAATGCTACCGACCAATTTCATCAATGCCCGTTGTTGCTTGGGGTGTGGATTTGGCAAAGTATTCGGACTATACGGTTATTATTGGTATGGATGCGAATAATTGCGTATCATTTTGCGAACGATTCCAAGCGGATTGGTCAGTCACTCAAGCGAGGATTGTCAAACTGATTGGCAACACACCATCGTTTGTGGATAGCACCGGAGTTGGAGATCCTATCGTTGAACAACTACAAAGGATTTGTCAAAGGGTCAAGGGATTCAAGTTTACAAGCCAAAGCAAACAACAACTGATTGAAGGACTTGTGATGTCGGTGCAACAAACCGATGTGTTCTTTCCTGAAGAACCGATTGGCTCGGAGATGGAGAACTTTGAATTTGAGTACACAAGAACGGGTGTGCGTTATACTGCACCGCCCGGACTACACGATGACTGTGTGATGGCTCTCGCACTTGCCGTTGATTGCAAAGCTCACAATAGACCAGGAACATTTTATTTTGCATAGTGTAAAAAATGCACATTGCTCAAACCGTTACAAATTGAAACGCTATGAATTGGAAAAACATAACAATCCACCAACTACAAGAGATTCACTCTTGTCGTGATATGTCTGACCTTGAACGGCAGATGAACATCCTTGCCATTGCTTTGAATCTTTCAATGGATGAGGTCGAGTCAATGACATTGGACAAGCTCACAACCGAGTTTGAGAAGTTGTCGTTCTTGAATGACCTACCAAAAGCCCCCATTCAGTTTATGTTCAAACTGCGTGGTCGTTATTTCAAGTTAGCCAAAACACCAAACGAGATGTGTGGTCATCACTTCATCGAACTCCAGCAAGTATTCAACGGAGATGTGATTGAGTCGCTGAATAAGATTGTTGCCTTGCTATCGGTTGAGGTGGATTTCTTTGGTCGGAACAAGAAGGTCGTTGATGCTCAGGCACACTATGAAGACAAGTGTGAGTTGATGATGCACTTGCCCGTTCCACTTCCGTACACCTATGCTCTTTTTTTTTTGGAAGTTTATCCCGAGTTATTGAAAAATATCCTTTGCTCTTTGAAGGAGGAGATGAAGGATATGACGGAGCAGTTGACCAAAGTCCAATAGTTTGGCTGGAGATAGTTGACAAGATTGTCAAAGGTGATCGCACCAAGTGGGATTTCATTCTTGATATGCCATTGATTGAGTTCTTGAATGCGATGGCGTTCTACAAAGCCAAGACCAAAGAACGGCAGAAACGATTGGAGGATGCAGCTGGGAAAGGATTCAATCCGTATATCGTGGCTTGTCTGAACGAGATGTTGTGATACCGAGCGGTATAATACCAAGCAGTATCAATTGCAATGCCCTAAATTGTACCAATCGGTAACAAATAGTTGTGTGTATTTGTTACAAACAAACGGCAGTATTTCAAATTATTGCCAATTTATAGGATTGGTGGGGAATGTTACCCGTATAACTGCCTGAATTTTTCCGAAAAACTCATTCAATCAAAAGTAATTTATTGCGATAAGTAGTCATAAAAGATACCTTGTGCAAAGTTTTGATTCTTTAATGACACATTATATTGTGCAATTTGTGCAAAATAGGCGCAATCAAATAAAATTGGGTGCATTTGGAACGCAACCATCTATCCGCTATTTTTATGCGTGGCTCTATCAATCACCCAACAACCCGATTCGTATCATCCCGCATTCAATGACACAAACTTTGTGATCACGGAATCATCAGGTGGTATCTACACGAAAGACAATTTCAAGTTTATTGCAAATGTAAAAGTTGCAACGACATCAATTGCCAAACTCAAAGCACCCATCTACTTTGGAAGTACAAACAAGGGGGTGTTCAACATTGGTCGCATAATGGAAAGTTATGTCAGCAACAATTGGTCGTTCACGGATACATCGCCAAGCGGTTGCGTGGATTCCTTCAGCGATTACGAGGTGGAGTTCGGGTATGAGTATTCGCCATCAGCAACGGGAACAATCACGGAGTATCTTGATTTGACTTCCGCAACTGGAACTGTTTGGAATGCTGCCTTAAATCCGTTTGATTTGGTCACTTACGCACAAGCTCAATATCTTGCCACATCATCAAGTGCAAAGTTCTTGACAAATGTCAGAACGAGATACATCCATCGCACTCAAAAGGATTGGCTCTATGCTTTGAAAGGTGATGCCACAAGCGTTGTAATTACCTACTCTGATGCAAGTACCCAAACATTTACATTGCCTTCGTCTAAGGTCGTTAGAATACCCGTAGGAAGCCAATTGACAATACCCGGTGGTGCAACATTCTTTGATGTCGTGTTGAAACTCGGTGGAACTGCAAAGTCAGAAACCTATCGCATCAACATAAAAGACGAGTGTAGTAAATACGAAACAACGGATATCTTCTTTATGAACCGATTAGGAGGATTTGATTCCTTCCGTTTCAATATGGTTCGCAGAGATACATTCGAGGTGGAGAGAAAGCAATTCCAATCCAACCCGTACACACTTGGCACGACATACGCCTATGCAACAAGTGTTCGCACTCGGTCAAACTATCATACCAAAGCCAGTCAAAAAATCAAGTTAAATTCCAATTGGATTGATGACACCGAATCCGCTTGGTTAAAAGACCTGATTGAATCACCAGTTGTTTATATGTATGACGGCACTTTGTATGCAGTCAACATTGACAATGCAAGCTACGAGCAAAAGAAGGGTGTGCAAGACAAGATGTTCAACCTTGAGCTTGACATCACATTGTCATTTGCTGACAAATCTCAACGCTTATGATTCAGTTATATGTTGGGATTCCTTCTTCGTATTTAGAGCAAATCGAAGCAGCGTTTGTTGGTCGTACCAATGATGCGTTTGTGGAAGGAGGCGATTGCCGGATTGATAAACTTGAGGCACTTGGTGGAACTTTTGTCAATCGCAGATTGGATTTGTATGACAACTTTGATCTTCTTATCACCAAGTCAATCGCAGACATCAAGTCACCCGAATCAAGGTCAAGTGAATATACAAAGACAGTTCTCATTCCTGGTACTGCTGCCAACAACAAGTTGTTTGGTCACATCTTTGAAATTGAACAAAACATTCAAGGATCAACGCAGTTTGCACCCGACTTCAATCCGAATAAGAAAGCGGATGTTGTGGTGTTGCTTGACGAGGTTGAGCAGTTGCGTGGATTCATCAGGTTGATTCAAATCAATGTGCTGGATTTAACGGACATCCAATACGAATGTTCACTACACGGACAAACGGCTGATCTATTCACAACCATCGCAGACCGCAAATTGAATGTCTTGTCGTTCCCTGAATACAATCACACATTGTCAAGTGGCAATATCATTGATTCGTGGGATACGCAGATTGTCAAGAACGGAAGTCCACAAGCATTTGCCTATGGAAGTGGGTATGTTTATGCGATGATTGATAGAGGATACTCAGGATTAAGGAACATCACCCAATGGGAAGCAGCGTGGTTCACTCCGTGTTTGTATGCCAAAACAATTGTTGATAAGATATTCACAAACGCCGGGTATTCGTACACAAACGATTCGTTCTTCAATAGTGACCGATTCAAAAGATTAGTCATTCCACCACCAAACGGATTGACGGGTAACTCTACATTGTTGACACAACGATTGTTTAAGGCATCAAGAGCAACATCAGGTCAGAGCTTAGATTTGGGAACTACCTTAATCTTCAACAACGATTCAACGGGTGGCAACTTTGACAATGGTGGAAACTACAATCCGACAACGGGTCAATACACCGCACCGATTGGTGGAGCATACAACTTCTTGATTGAATTTGGAATGCAGTTCAACTTGACCGGATATGCTCCAATTATCCCGGCTGATGTGTTTGGGTTATTTGGCTTGTATGTCAACGGAGTTTTGAAGTCAACCGCAACCATCAACATTGATGTTGCCGTTCAGCCATCATCGGAATATATTTACCTGACATCGCCAAGCGTTGCAACGGGGGATTTGATTGACATCCGATTGGTGCAGATTTATGACCAAGCCAATGCCACAAATTTGTCAAATGCCTTGTTCAGTTTGACTATGGGTATCGGTTCGTTTATGGAGAACAACCAAAACGCTTTCAACTTTGCATATAACGAAACGGTTGAGTTCTCCATATTCTTAAACTCGGAAGTCAAGCAAAGCGAGATGCTGATGTCGTTCGTCAAGATGTTCAACTTGTACATTGAACCAACCCAAGACCAACCAAAGGTTCTGCGGATTGTTCCCCGTGATGATTTTTACAACGGAGTGAATGTGGATTGGACAAAGAAGTTGGACTACTCACAACCCATTGAGATTATTCCGATGGGTGATCTTGATGCAAACCCCTATGTATTTAGTTACAAAGAGGGGGCGGATGAATCAAACAAAGAATACCAGGAGAACTATCAATCAACATACGGATCACGGACATACAAAGTTGACAATGACTTCGTAAAAACGGAGAAGAAGATTGACATCATTTTCTCACCTACTCAGATAAAGAACTACGACAACGGACAAACAAACTTTGTGTTGAGTTATGTTGAAGCTCAGAAAGATGGCGATTTGCGGATTTTGTATTATGGTGGAACGCAGAACAATGTATCTTGGAGATTCTATGCACCATTCTACGGAGTTGGGAACTTTCCGTATGTGGTACAACGCAAATTGCCGTTGACAATCCACTATGACAACATCGCCAATCCGACCTTTGACATACTATTTGGTATGCCCAAAGAACTCGGTGTTGGTGCTGGTTACAAATACGGCAATTCAAACCTTGTCACAAACTCCTATTATCGTTTTATCACGGAGATCACCAATAAGAACTCCAAAATTGTACGAGCTTACTTTAGAATCACCCCATCGGATTGGTACAACTTGCGATTCAACAACTTGTATTTTTTTGAAGGTCAATATTGGAGATTGAACAAGGTCAGCGATTACAATCCGGTTGATGAAGGCGTTTATGAATGCGAATTTCTTTTGGCTCAGTTCATCC